CCAGATAGCTTCTGCTTGTTGAAAGCACCTACCATAATCATGTTAGGGTTTCCACCAGCATCAAAGCATGATCTCAATACAGATTTTAACTGATCTTCAGTAAAAGCTCTTTGAGTACCATCAGTTCTAGCAGCACCACCACCAGAACCTGATCCACCAGCTCCTGCACTTACGTTAGAAGAAATCCAAGTTTGAACTCCACCTAATTTTCTTGCAGTTGTAGCGTTACCAGCAGTAGTAGCAACATTAGATAAAAGAGCAGTTTCCATATCTCTTTTTAATTCTTTTGCAGCTTTAGCTACTTGGTAAGCTAACTCATTATTTCTACCAGCAGCAGTTACAGCATCATTAGTTCCTGATACTTGAATCGCTTTAGTAGAGATTTGAGTGTTGTTAGTTAGTTTAGTTGTTGCAGACATTGTGCCATACGAAATACTTGCACCTTCGACAGCAGCATTAGAAGCTACATCAGCTAACGAATCTGTTTGCCATTGGTGTGAAGTATTTGTTGCAGATGTTTTTGCAACTCCAGACATAAAAGGCGTTTCAGTTGGAGATATTGAATAAATAATATCAG